ATTTCCGGATGGTCTGCCGCCTTCACCGGCTCGTAGCCATCGCGCATCTTACGAGACACGTTGGTCGGGTCGGACTGGCCAAGAACATGTGTCGCAATCCAGCGATACGTAAATCCCGGTTCAGGTGTTGGGTCTGGCAGTGTGCTCGACGGTTTGTAAACATACCGAGCGGTTTTATCGCGTGACACGAGATCACGATTTGTACGGTTTTGAACTTCAGCCATTTTGACTCTCCAATTTTGCTACTTGTACAGCATATTGCTGCGGGGTTAAACCAAACTTCTTTGCCAACGCCACTTGCGTGGTAGTCAGCCGAACCTTGCCGCCACTCGTTGAACGAGACGCGGACGCAACCACTGTCGTAGGTCGTCTTTGAGCCTCACCGGACGTAGACCGTCTACCGCCACTGAAAACTTCAGGGAAGGTAGATTTCATGCGAGCGTCAATTTGCTCGAAATACTGCTCAGAGCGGGGATCAACCCCGTTTTGTACTAGCTTTTTGTGCAGCCCTAGCGCGTAGCTGGTGTATTCCTCAAATCCGTCTGCTCCGAACCACTGGTTTTTAGCCTGCCAGCGCAGCGTTTTTTCGTCCGGGGGAGCCTGTTGGGGCTGGATTTGTGGTGTTTGTACCTGATTTTCTTCAGTTTGTAAAGGGGCTGGACGATAATTTTTTATCTGCTCCACCCTAAATTTGGCGTCCATGACGGCTTCTTGGGCCGCAATGATGGCGTCGTTGTCGTAGGATTCTTGCGCTTCCTTCAGTCTACGGCGGGCATTTTCCAGTTCTCCGGCGGCTTTTTGCTTGGCCCCTTCGATGACGGCTTCCTGCCCTTTATAGACGTTTGTCTTGAGTTGTTTGTTTTCCTCAGCCAAATGCTGTGCAAGGCGCTCAAGCTCCTGCTTTTCCCGCAAAACGGCTTCTTTGTTCCGGCGCTCGTCGTGACGGGCGTGGGTTAGTTCCTTAATGCGGTTCTTCACCTTGTCGGAGTACGACTCAATTTCCTCGTCTGTCGGGTCCGCTACTTCATGGCTCAGAGGTTTACGGCCCCTGTCCCGTTCGGGGGTATCGTCCTCGATCTCAATTTCGATGTCTGTGCCGTCGTCAAATTCGACTTTGGCTTCGATCTCGTCAGGGAATTTAAATGCTTCAGGCATATTTACTCCTTCAAGCGCGGGTAATACCGCGAGGGTCTTGCACAACAGCATCAACTTGGTCGTCGTTGATGAGACGGAACTCCTTACCGAAAATCTTAAATCGGGTACCGGAGTAAGCACGCACTAACACGAAGTCGCCTTCTTGGCACCATGCTCCTGTGGGGAACTTGGTGGTGTCTTTGTACGCGTCAGCGCCAACTTTGAGAACAAACAACACGCTGGTTGAGTGCTCCTCTTGGCGCATTACCGAACTTGCTTTAACCAAGTCCAGCTCAGTGCCTTGGATCTTTGCATCCACTTCAGGCACAGCACACAGGATTCGCCAACCTTGTGGGGTTGGGAGCTGCGTAGCTTTTTCCTCAGCCGTAGCTTCGGGTTCAGGTGCATCCATTTGTTGGATGGCAGGCAGTGCAAACGCACCGGGCGAGAGATCAAGATCACTCATTGGCTTTTTCAACTTTCTCAAGCAGGTCAAGGAGATAACGCTCTGCAAGGGCTAGACCCGAGATAACCCCACAGAGTTTTTGGTACTCATCAAAATTGCGACAAATTCCACCGGCCAAGTCATCGGCGTAATTGTTCATGTCGGTACGTATTTTTTCGCGCAATACGCGTGCGAAATCTTGGATCATTTGGGTTGGTTACCTTTCTGGTTCATGTGTTGCAAAGCGGTTGTCCTGATCTGGAAGTCTCGGTTTGCCTTGTCTCTGGCGACGTCGGAGCCCAGCTTAAAGCCTGCATGCTCCTGCTCAAACTGCTGCTTGGCTTGGCTTTCCTTGATCTGCGCGCCCACTCTCATGGCGTCAAGCTGCAAGCGGCCCGCAATTTCCTGCTCACGCAGTTTCTGGGCGTCTGACTTGGCGGCTGCGTCAAGGGCAACCTTCTGTCCCTTAATCTCCACTTCCTTGGTGCGAAGCTGGAGTTCTTGCTGTTGCATTTGCAACACAGGGTCTTGGGCTTGCTGCTGCGCCTGCTGCTGAGCGGCTTGGGCTTGGTTCTGCTGCAACACTTGGTTGGCCGCTTGGGCCATCATGCCCGACAGCGCGGTTTCGATCTCTGGTGGCAGCTTCTCGTCCTCGGGCGGCAGGGCCATGCCCAACTGCTGCTCGATCTGCTGGCGCATCTTGAACCCGACGTGCTCGGCAATGTGGGCGGTAATTGCCCCGATGATGCGCGGTGCCTGTGGGTTCTGGCCAATGAACTGCTGCATCTGGGGGTCTTGCAGCAGCATCATGTGCACTTGCAGGTGGGCCTCGTGGTTTTGGTACATGAACGCCTTTAAGGGTTTACCCGTAAGTGCCTTTTGGTTCTCAGACACAGGGTCGACCGGCTTCATGTCCTCCTCAATGGGCACCAGCTTCTCGGCATTCTTAATACCAAGCACCTCCAGCATCCCGCGGTGCAACTGCGGCAGGTCGTAGATGTCCGGTGCCATCTGCGCCATCTGAATGACCGCTTGGTACTGGATGACGCGCTGGCTCAGGGTGGCCGCGTTGGGGTCAGAGACGGGGATCAAGTCCACCAAGTCGTAGTCGGCCTGCTTGGCCTGACGGTTGCCGTACTCTGGCTGGTAGCTGTAATCCGGGTCGGTGTAGTCGCGGATGATGTTCTTGAGGAGCTTTAACTCCTGCTTCAAGGCGAAGTGCACACGGGCCTGCACAGCCGTCATCACTTTGAGCTGGCGCTCCAACAGAGCAAGGGTGGTACCCACCGGGGCCTGAGCCGACATGTCCGAGACCTGCATGTCCGCCGTGGAGGCAAACCGGCGGCCCTCTTCCACGATCTGGCCCATCAAGGACATCAGAACTTGGCTGGGCTCCTTATATGGTAGGGGCAGGATGTTGTCCCGCAGTACGCCCGAACCGATGTCTACATCGCGCCACTCGCCCGGAGCAATCGGGGTGTCGTCGCCCTTGATCCGCATCCCACGGGTTTTAAGACCGCCCGGCAGGTTGGACAGGGTGCCTGCGTCCACAAGCTGGCGCATCAGGGAGGTGGCCGACTTGGCGTAGCCGCCGATCAGATGGAACAGACCGAAGCCATACGCGCCAAAGCCGGGGATGTACTGGTAGTGTACAAAGTGCTGGCGCTTGAGTTTAAGGTCGTCGTCTTCCTTCCAGTTGCGACGAATCGACAACACGTCGTTTGTTCCCTTTATTAGGGTAACTACGTAGGGCAACATGATCCCTGTGGTCTCGCCGTCCTCGTCTTCGTCCTCGTAGCCTTCCAAGTCAAGGTCAACGTGGCACTCGTATAAGGTATAGCGCTCATCGTTCAGGTCGTTAAACCCGGTCTCCTTGTCCTTGGCTTTTTGGATGTCCGTGCGATCCTTGGGTGCGTCAGGCAACTCAAAGTCGATGTAGAACCCGGCTTGCTGAAGTTTCAGAATCTCGTTCTTTGTCTTGCGCATGACGTGCGTCAGGCGGTAGCAGGTGTCCAAGTCCGTGGTGCCATAGGGCAGCAAAATGTCCTCTGCGGGGACAAACATCGACACCTCACGTCCCAAATTGGGATCGTAGTACACCTTCTTAAACGCCGAACCGGTGGCCGGGAGGCTCCACAACATGCGCTCATGCTCAGGGCGGAACTCCACCATCTTCTCCGTCAGGCGGAAGTTCATGTCGTCCTCGACGCGGGTAGCCGCCTCTTTGACATCTGGCGTATCCAACCCGATGATCTTGGTCTTGACCGGCCCCTGCGCAGGGAAGGTCTCGGTAATCATCTCAGCTTGAAACCGTACAACTGCCTCGGTAATCATGGGATGGAACACGCCACTGGCCCCGTTCCACGGCTCCGTGCGCTCCTCAAACTGGAGGCCCAGTAGCTTTAAGCCCTCGACGTAGGCTTTCTCCCAGTCCTTGCGCGAGGCCTTGTCGTTCTCAATATCAGAGGCCAGATCCCCGGCCATTGAACTAAGCGCGCCGTCGTTCATGTACTCGGCAAGGTTGTCCCCGAACTCCTCTTCGCCAGTGTCTTCTCCGGGCTTGAGGCTGATCTCCAGTCCGTCAATGCCAATGTTGACTTCTTCGGGGTCAACGATCTCGATCTCCAACGGAGACTCATCTTCAGCCAGTGCGTCAATCCCTGCGGGTTGCTGGTACAGCGCTTTGTCAACATTGGTAGCCATAATTTTTCCTTAAATGATTCTTACTCTTCCACCGGACTTGTAGTCGGATGGTATTTCAATGGGTTTTTTAGGGAGCCGGGGATCATAGTTAGGATTGCCCCGACCGGCCCCAGCTTTTGCGCCTGCTTCTGCCATGCGCTGTCTTAATAATACTTGTTCGCTTTCATCTGTTGGGCCAGCATTACCACCTGTCATCCACCAAGGTAGCACACTCTCAGCCACATCGCCAGCAGCTTTGCGTAATTCTCCTGCACTTGCCGCCCCCGCACCAGATGCCAATGCAGCGGCAATGCCTGCCTTCCCGCCCAACCTTGCTGGTTTTGGGTGAACTTCTGTAATAGCATTGCCAAAATGAATGTTGCGCCCGCTAGATCCCATAGGGCTTTCACTGCCCCATATTTCCACAGGGTTCATGCCTACTGCTGGTTTAGTGGAATATGGCGCTTGCGCCAAAACAGAACCCGCTTTTCTTGGTCCGTAATCTTCCATTAACTGCAAAGCTACTTGCCCAGTTGGTTTTCCGTTTTCAAAAACCGGTACAAACTTGGTAGCCATTTCAGAATTTTGATAAATGCCTGCTACTTTGTTTACATCAGCCGGGTCCATGTAAATGGTTTTGCCTGATCTTTGCTGAATGCCAGTAGATTTATCCGTGTGGTTTGCGCTACTGCGGTTTCTTGTTGTGGTTGTATCCGCGTGGTGGGCGTACGTAGAGCCGCGACCCGTTTTAAAAACGGATTCAATATCTTCTACCCCCGTAGGCAAATTAAATAGTGGATCGTAGCTCACGTCTGTCCTTAGTAATATGCAGCCGATCGGCGGCGAAAGTATTTGGGTTCGTCTTTCTCGTCACTGTCCAGCGTAATAAACCCGCCTTGGCGAAACCGCATCAAGGCTTGGCTGGTCGTATCCACGTAGTCGTCATTATCACCGTTGGGGAAGGAGGCAACTTCCTCGATCACCTCCCGCGCCCAGCGCGTGTCAGGTGCCCAGACTTTACCCGAACTAAATAAATCCGCAATTGCGTTGACCCGCACGATCTTGTCGTTGCCACGGCTGGGGCTGAACTCCTGCACCGGGATGCCCATCTGGCGCAACTCTTGGATCAGCGGTGCACCGGCAGCCTTTTTCTCCACGATGAACGCGTCAGGCTCCCACTCCTTCCAATGCTTGAGGGCCGACGCCTTGAGTTCGGGAAACTCCATCCGGTCTTTAAATGCGTCCAGCAGGATGACCTGTGCCTCGTCGCGCTCGTTCTCGTTGTAGAACACGCCCCACGTTGTGCAGGCGGAGTAGTCCGCCCGAGTCTTGGCTTCAAAGGCCGTATCCCATGACTGAATAATATAGTCACAGCGCGGCGGATCTTCGGGCTCCCAGACTCTCCACAGCTTGCGCGAGATGATGGCCGCTGAGTTGGATGTGGGCTGCTGCATGTACTGGGCGTTCCAATACTGCGGGTCGATGGATGCCTTGGTCGCCTTTAACTGCTCCAGCGGCCACTGCTCTGGCCAGAGGGATTTCTCGGTCTCGGTGTCCTCGTTGAGGATGGCCGGAAGTTCTACGATCTCCCACGGCACGGCCTGCGGGTTTTTGGTCTGGTAGTCGATCAGCCGCCCGGTCAGGTCCAGCTTGCCCCAACGCGTCATGATGACGATGATCGCCCCGCCCGGCATCAAGCGCTGCAACGGGCCGGTTTGGAACCACGACCACGCAGTGTCAAACGCTAGACGGCTGTTGGCCTTTACGTCCTGTTCTGAATGAGGGTCATCAATAACAAAAAGATCAGCGCCACGCCCGGCAAGAGCGCCGCCCACGCCTGCTGCATAGTATTGACCCCCAGCCGCCGT